TGGGGTAACGCTGGATACTTCATCTATCCGACACTCCGTCGCATTCAGCCTCAACTAGTCGCTCAATGGGTTCAGGCATTCGATCGCATTCTGAAGAAGTGGACATAACATGGCAGAATTCAGAACGCTGAAACTTTCCATCCTTGCGGATGTCGACAACCTCAAAAAGCAACTTGGTCAGGGTGAAAAGGAAGTCCAATCCTTCGGATCTAAGGTCGCAGATTTTGGCAAGAAGGCAGCCCTAGCGTTTGCCGCTGCCGCAGCAGCCGCCGGAGCCTACGCCGCCAAACTTGCCGTCGATGGCGTCAAAGCGGCGATCGAGGATCAAAAGGCTCAGGAGTCGCTCCGTCGAACGCTTGAGAACGTTACCGGCGCAACCGAAGCACAAGTCAAAGCGACCGAGGATTACATCTCGACAACTGCCGTCGCGGTGGGAATTGCTGACGATGAACTACGTCCGTCACTCGATCGTCTCGTTCGAGCCACCGGCGATCTCACTCAAGCGCAACGCTTACAGTCCATCGCGCTCGATATTAGCGCAGGCACAGGGCGAAGCCTACAAGCGGTCACAGAGGCGCTTTCAAAGGCTCAGGAAGGCAATCTGGGCGGTCTAACTAGGCTCGGGGTAGGTCTTACCGCAGCCGAGGTAAAAACCCTCTCATTCGAGCAGATAACGGCGAAATTAGGGCAAACCTTTGCCGGTCAAGCAGCCGCATCAGCGAATACCTTTCAAGGTCGCTTAGATCGACTCAACATTGTTCTCGATGAAGCCAAAGAGTCAATCGGGTTCGCTCTACTTCCGGTCTTGGAGCGTTTGCTTAGTTTCGTCAATGACCGCGTCGTTCCAGTCATTCAAAAGTTTGCTGAGGATTTTGGTAGCGGAAACGGTCTGGCAGGTAACATCGAGCGAGTGGTCACAATCATTCGAACCGTGTTGACGCCGGTCTTTGAAGGCGCGCTGAGCCTATTCCGTCGAGTCCGTGACGCAATCGCAGCCAATCAAGAGTCCTTTACAAAGTTCGCAGATCTCATCCGAACCTACATCGCACCGGTCATCGGAACGGTTTTAGGCGGTGCGCTCAAGGCTCTTGGAGTTATTGCGCAAGGAGTCATTACCGTCGTCGCCAAAGCAGCCGATTTTATTCGTGCCACCGTCGAGGTCGCAATTACCGGCATCAATGCCCTCATCCGCGCTTATAACGCTATCCCGGCACTACCTAACATTCCTACCATCAACGCACCGAGCGCAGGCGTTACCGCACCGTCCGCGCCAAGTATCCGGGCGATCGAGCGAGGTGTTCCGTCGGCTACTCCAGCCGCCGCGCCGGTCGCTCCGGTTACGAATAACATCACGGTCAACGGAGCCATCGATTCTGAATCAACGGCTCGTCAGATCGCCAAAGTCCTCACCGAATCAGCGTCACGAGGAACCGGTGGCGGCGGTGGCTTCATAGGTGGGTTGCTCGTAACGTGACGGCTTGGACTCCCGAATACCGCGTCAAGGCTAACGGCAACACAATTACCGACATCACGTTGGTTGGCTTCTCGGTTACGTCTGGGCGCACCGACGTCAATGCTCAAGCGCAGGCTGGTTATGCCGCTATTCGCATCCTGAACCTTACGAATCAGGTTTACACGTGGGGCATCAATACGGCGGTGACGATCGAAGTAAAAGACTCGACATCGACATTCGTTCCCATCTTCGGCGGTCGTATTTCGGACATAGCCATAGGCGTCGAGCAAACCGGATCTGAAGCAACCGTCACGGTTATCGACATCTATGCTCTTGGAGCGTTAGCAAAACTTCAAAACGCGGTCTGGGAAGGTTCTCTGAGTAAGGCGCTTGATGGAGCCCAGATCCGGACAATCCTCGAATCCTTATTGACGAATGCTTGGAACGAGGTTCCTCCGTCTTTGACGTGGGCGACATATAACGCAACCGAAACATGGGAAAACGCTCAGAACGTCGGAATCGGCACAATCGATGCCGGCGAATACGAAATGATCAGCCGATCAGCCAGCCCGGTCAATATGTATTCCTACGTCTCAGATATTGCCAATTCTGGCATCGGTTATCTATATGAGGACGCTACCGGCTTGATTTCCTACGGTGACGCGGATCATCGTCAGGATTACCTCATCACTAACGGTTACGTCAATCTTGACGCCAATCATGCGCTGGCAGACGGCATCCGCTCGACCATCCGTCAAGGCGACATCGTGAACGATCTGGTCATCAATTACAAAAACAACTTTGGAACGTCTTATACATATACCGACCAAACGTCTATAGATTCGTTTGGACTTTATGCTCGAACAATCAACTCGCTTTTGGACGAGGACGCTGATGCTCAGGCGGTGGCTGAACGTTTCGTCAATTTCCGCTCTACTCCCAAGTCCAAGTTTGATTCGATTACTTTTGCGCTTCAGAACCCAGAACTGAGCGACTTTAACCGTAATAGCCTGCTCAACGTGTTTATGGGCATGCCGGTCGCCATCGCGAATCTACCGGCTAACATCAACTCAGGATCATTCGTTGGTTACGTCGAAGGCTGGACGTTTAGATCGACGCTTTCGGGTCTTTCAGTTTCCCTCACCCTCAGCCCGACCGAGTTCTGGACGGTTGCTCAGGATTGGGATCAAGTCACCGCTACGCTCGAATGGACGGACGTAGATGCTACACTTACTTGGCAGAACGCGACAGGAGTAATCGACTAATGGCAACAACTACGATCCTCGGCATCACCCTTCCCGACGATACGGATCTGGTCAAAGATGGCGCGTCTGCTATGCGCACAATCGGCAACGGCTTCGATGATTCGCTGGCGAAAGTAACGCTCAACGATCAGACGGCAACCTACACGGCAGTCCTTACGGACAACCGTAACAAGTTGGTTCGAATGAACGTCTCGACCGCTAACGACTTTTTGATTCCAACCGACGCCAGCGTGAACTTTCCCATCGGATCGGTCATCAACGTCACTCAACTCGGAACCGGCGCAACGACCATCAAGGCAGTCACACCGGGAACAACGACCGTCAACTCAACCGGAGCGACTCCAGCATCACCTCAACTTCGAGTCCGTTACTCAGCCGCGTCCTGTATCAAGACTGCGGCTAATACTTGGCTGGTCGTCGGAGACATTATCTAATGCTTCTCATTCCGGGAATTCTTGCGTCAAAATTTACACCGCAGGGCGATTTCGAGTCCATCGCTAGCGCATCCGGAACAGGATCAAGCGCGGTTATTACATTCTCCGGAATTCCAAGCGACTATCAGCATCTCCAGATCCGCTGGTTGTCCAAATCAACGCTCAACGGTTCTTTCGTTTGGTTGAATTTCAACAGCGATTCAACTTCCATCTATGCGAATCATTACCTTTACGGAGACGGTTCCTCTGTTATTGCCGGAGCAGACATCAACCAAACACGGCTCAATCTTTACGGCTCACTTGTTACATCAAGCCAAGCAAACACCCACGCGGTTCATGTTGTGGATATTTTGGATTACGACAATACAAACAAATTCAAAACTGTTCGAGCATTAGGTGGGCAAGATCAAAACGGTTCAGGAGTATCCTTTTTTTCCTCAGGCTTATGGCGTAGCACTTCGGCAATCACATCAATCACCATCACGGCTAACTCCGATAATTTTGGAACCAACAGTAGGTTTGCCCTCTACGGAATCAAAGGCTGATCATGACCGCGACTTATGAGAATATCGCTACGACCACGCTCGGCTCATCCGCATCAAGCGTATCTTTTACTTCAATCAGTTCTGGATTCACCGACATTGTCGCGGTGTTGAGTATGAAGGCAACAAGCGGATCGGTTTCAGGTGTCGGTATGCGTTTCAACAACGACACCGCTACCAATTACTCCTTTACATATCTCAACGGCAACGGTTCAACCGCTGTTTCAGCGAGAAGCAGCAACTCTTCGGGAATCTCAGTTGGTCCTACAAACTTTGCCATTACCGAAACCGCTAACACTTTCAGCCCAAGCGTGGTTCACATTCAGAACTACTCAAATGCGACCACCAACAAAACGGCAATAAGTCGGGGAAACGATGCCGGAAACGGTGTCGCTGCGACTGTGGGTTTATGGCGTAACACCGCAGCAATCAATCGAATTGATTTCTACATGTTTGCCGGGAACTTCGACACCGGATCGACCTTCACCCTCTACGGAATCAAAGCGGAGTAGCCATGCCGGTCACATATAAGAAAATAGCCAGCGTTACCGTTACGGCTGCCGGTGGTCAAAGCGCGATTGAATTTACTTCAATCCCTACTACATACACTGATCTTGTTCTCTGGATGAGCGCAAGAAGCACCGGAACCAACGCAAACGCGCAGGGTTTTTGTTATCTCAGATTCAATGATTCGGTTAGTGATTTTACTTCTCGCAGGTTGATTCAAGACGGAACAGGAGTTGCTTCTGATTCAGGTGGTCGTTTTGCTGCGTTTATTCCTAACTCCAGCGCAACAGGAAGCACTTTTGGAACGATGATTCTTTATGTTCCCAATTACCGATCTAGCACCAACAAATCGTATTCGGTAGATCAAGGAATGGAAAACAACAGTTCCACCAATTATCTTCAAGGAATGACTGCTGGATTGTGGTCGAATACTTCTGCCATTACCGCCATCAAAGTAGATGGGGTTATAGATTCAAGCGGATCACCTTTCAATTTTGCTCAACATTCAACCGCAGTCCTTTACGGCATATCCAAATCATAAGGAGATACATGACCACCAAACTCGTCGTAGATTGCTCAACCGGTGTGGTTGAGGAAGTCGAACTGACCGAAGAAGAATTGGCGCAGCGCGAGGCAGATCGAGTCGCGTTTGAGGCTGCCGAGGCTGAGCGTGTGGCTGCCGAGGCTGAAAAGGCTGCCAAGCGCGCCGAACTTTTAGACCGTTTAGGTTTGACCGAGGATGAAGCGAAGGTCTTGCTTGGATGAGAAAGGCTCCGTGGCTTTGCCATGCCGGACGACAACTCCGTGAGCAAATCGACGATCGTTATCCTAACCGCGACCGTCGTTCTGACGGTTGGGTGGCTGACTCGAAGCATTCTAAGAAATCTGATCACACACCTCGAAGAAACGGAATTGTAAGGGCGATAGACATCGACGCCGGCTTAGGTCACTCGAAGGCGTCTGGAATGCTCGCATTAGCCATCGTCCAAGCAGCCAAAGCCGGAGATAAACGGATCAAATACGTCATCCATAAGGGTCGAATAGCATCGAAAATCCGAGGCTGGGCGTGGCGTCCATATACCGGGCTCAACCCTCATGAAACACACATTCACGTCAGTTTCACTCGCAAGGGTGATCGGGATCGAAGTAACTTCGCAATCTAAGGAGAATCGTGAACGATTACATGAAGCATCCAGCAGTTCTCGCCGTAGGCGCATTCCTGAGCGCATGGGCGGCGACGAACTTTGATCTCGATTACCGAGCCGTTCTTTGGTCGGTCGTTGCCGGTGTCTTTGGATACGCGAAGCCCTTCAAGAAGTGAAGGCTGCCGAATGGGTCGGACTGATTGCTGGTCTGACCGGGATTCTTGGTGCGTTTGTAGCCGCGTTGCGATGGACGGTTCACCAGTTTGTCCAGGAGATAGGCAATCAACTATTTACACGGATGGATCGTCTGGAAACTGAAATCGGCGTGTTGACGGCGAGACAGTCAGACATATATGCCACCATTATCACCGAAAGGGGTTCTCATGGCTCGAAAGACAAAGGCT